CCATGTTGAACCATTAAATTCTTGAGTAATTGTTGTTACGGCAGGAACTTCTCCTCCACAACAAAGAGCTGCAGTTTGAATTCCCGTGCCTGCTCCTTGTTTCGTAGCCGTTGCTAAACTTCCTGATGACGTCCAAGTTGTACCATCATATTTAAAACATTGACTTGATACTCCCGGTGTTCCACCAAACATTAGTCCAGCAGTTTGGCTTCCAGCTGTAGCAAAATAACTTGTTGCTGAAGGCATATTAGTTTCTTCACTCCATGCCGTTCCATTGTAGTGTTCAGTATTAGAAGTATAACCTAATGGACTAGAAGCACCACCTGATGCAACAGCTGCGGTTACTATTCCCATTCCAGCCGCATTATTTCGTCCAGTATTCATAGCTCCGCCAGTTGACCATGCTGCAGTTGCCACAGGATCAGCAGCATAAGATTGCACTTTATATCCTTTAATACTTTTATATTCAGCCATAGTTAAGTCCTACGGTAATGTATATTTTACGGGTCTTGGGTTTCGGGTCTTTTCTTCTGCTGGTAACGCATCGTAAGCTACTTGTGCTTCTTCAACTTTACCATCAACAATAGCTTGTGCCTCTGCTTTTGTCTTACCAGTGCCACTTACTCTGTTGATCCAAGATACGCCTGCAGCGTTATTGCCTACAACCCAAACATCTCCAGCATGACCAGACAGAAAAAAATTATTACGATCTTGATGCGTAAAAAATCCCTTTCCTGTGTTAGTTGCTGTACAATATGTGTTTGCCATAGTTTCCTCCTTTTAATTCCTTATAATTCATTTTTAACTTGTTGTCACGGTCTTGATTGTATAAATTGGGTCTGTCCATTCTTCTGTAGCAGATATACTTCCACCCGGATTGCCTCCAAATGATAGAGCTGTAGTATTACCACCAGTACGACTTGACCCCATTTCTTCTTCAGCAGCGCCCAAACTTCCCACTGTTGTCCAAGAACTACCGTCCCATGTTTCTGCTGTAGCAGTAGTAGTAGTCGGCGGTGCAGGATCTCCAGTTGAACCCCCTGCAATGATAGCGGCTGTTGTTGTTCCTGAGAGAGCAGCTGAAATTCTTCCTAAATTAAGAGTTCCGCTAACGTGAGTCCACGATGTTCCATTCCAAGTTTCTGTTATACCTATTCTTGAGCCTGGTCCATTTGAATAAGGTGAAGCTGCTGGAACACCATATCCACCGACGCACATAGCGGCATCTTGTGTTGCGCCCGTCACTGGAGCATATTGTCTTGCAGTAATTAAATTGGCTGTTTCCGTCCAACACGTTCCATTAAAAGTTTCTGTTGCTCCATCAGCTGGCCCAGAACCAGCTACTAATCCTGCTGTTGTTGTTCCTGCTCCGCCAAAAAAACCTTGTCGTCCAGAATTTAAATCTCCTTTTTCTGTCCAAGAAGAACCATTCCATACTTCTGTGAATGCTTTGCCTAGAGGGGGAGGAGGAGCACCATAACCTCCAGCATACCCCGCATCGGTTGAAGTTTGTCCAATACTACCTCCGTTATATCTCCGACTAGTTCCACTCGTTGAATTGGTCCATGCTGTCCCATTATATTCTTCCGAAACTAAAACAGCGCCAGATGGATCACCGGGAGCTGCACCAAAAAAAGCTAGAGCAGCAGTTTGTGATCCAGTGCCACCCATCATTGATCTTGCTGTATTTAATGCTCCACCTGCAGACCATGACCCGGACACTGATGTTCCTATTTTATATGCTCCTGAATCATTATTATACCAAAGCTGTCCTACTGATGTTGAATCAGGAGGATCGCTTGATAATGATTGGACGGTATATCCTTGAATGCCTTTGTAAGTTGCCATGAAGATTATTTATCCTTCAATAGCCAACCTTGAGATGCGCCTGAATAAGCGAGAGTAAGACCAGCACGTTCAACAGAGACTGTTAAACTGGCAGCTGTTCCTTGAATTTTTTCAGACCCATTAGGAGTGACAGTTAAAGCGTTAGTATCAAATGTTCCTGCATAATCAACACAGGTTACTTCATCTCCAAGTGTTCCAGCGGGCAATGTCACAGTACAAGCGTTTGAAGTAGTATCAATAAAATACCCTTCTCCTGCTACAGCTGTTTTAGTTGCTGCTGTAATTACTGCTTGCCATGATGTTCCTCCTGAGTTATCCACCCATGATAAAACACCACCTGTTGTTGATGTTAGTATTTGATCATTAGAAGTAGCAACGGCTCCCGGCATCGTTAATGTATAAGATGTCGTTGTACCTGCGGCTTTCATTCCAATGTATTCTCCTCCTGTAGTGTCCTGTAGTCTTACTTCTTTCTGTGATCCAATATTTAAACCTGTTGAAGCATTCCAAATTAGATTTGCATCTCCGCCGAAGGCTCCTGAATTATTGTATTGAATTTGTGTGTTTGATCCACCTGGATCTGTTGAAACCCCTAATGTAGAATCAACTACATTGGTTCCATCTGAATAAAGTAATTTTGTTCCTTTGTCTGTTGTGGCCCATGTAACACCTGTACCTGAAACTGTTTTAACTTGAACGGTATATGCATTTGTAGATGCATTATCAATCAACCACCAGTTTTCAATACTGTCTGGAACAGTAACGATAGCATTATCTGAAAGAGCACCAGTTAATTTCCAAATTCTTGTCGCAAGCGTAGCTCCTGTAGATCCATCTGATTTAACGAGAGCAACTGTTCCACCGCTAGTTAATGCTTGAGAAACATAACCACCAGCAATCTGCTCCATGATGTTCCAGTTTGTATTTGTTAGAGTTCCCCATGTACCGGCTTTCTCACCAGTTGTCATAAGTTGAACACCTAAATTAGTATATGTTGAAGCCATATTTTCTCCTATTAAGCCACGTGCGTATCTTCTGTATACGACGTTGAACCTGTTATGTCAACAACACTATATGATGTTGACCCTGTTATTGTGTCTATATTATAGTAAACAGGATACGCTTCTCCTACAATAGCGGTAGCAGATTGTCCTGTCAACCCTACCTCTGTAAAAGTCGAAATAGTAATAGAACCAATACTAGTTGCTGCTGAAACTCCTGTTAAAGGAACTCCTATCTCTTCAGTCAATGAACCTACCGCAGAAGTTGCTGCAACTCCAGTAAGTCCAATCGTAGGATTTGAAGAAATAGCAATATCTCCTGTTGCACTTGATAATCCAAGTCCCGTTATAGCCGTTGTGTTATCGGATACTGCAGTCGGTGTTCCAACAGCTGATGTCGCTGAAACTCCTGTTAAAGTAACTCCTAAATTAATATTTAATGAACCATCGGCCGTAGTTGCTGAAACACCTGTTAATGCAAAAGTAACATCTCCAACTATTGTTGGCGCTCCTACACTAGAAGTAGCTGAAACTCCAGTAAGTCCCATAACATCTGCTGGTGTAATTGCTCCTACACTAGAAGTAGCTGAAACTCCATCTGGTATTCTATATACTGCTTCGTCAACAGAACCCCAACCATTTTCACCCCAGTTTAAAGTACCCCAACCTGGTTGAACAAAAGCGTTAAGGGTTCCTAAAGTTGTGGTTGCTGATACACCTGTAAGTGAAACATTAAGACTTGATTCACCCCAGTTTTCAAATCCCCAAGTATCTCTACCCCATCCAGTTGCATTGTAAGCTGTAACACTTCCAATTGATGTAGTTGCTGATACACCGGTTAATGAAACGGTAATAGTTGATTGATCACTCCAAGCGTTTTGTCCCCATGTAAGAACTCCCCAAGTACTAGGATCTACCGTATTTGCTGTTCCACCCATGCCAGAATGAAGAGAACAATAATAATAAAGTTGTGGTGCTCCAGAAGCTACAACTATTGTAACTTGAGTAGAACTATCATGTGTTACTCCCGTAGTATACTCTGCGCCGCCTGAATGTGTACCATCTGAAGTAGTTGAAAATTTAAAAGGATGACCAGAAGGATAATTAAATACGTAAGTATAACCTTCTGCAAGATTTACGGTGTCTTGTTGAACTCCATCAATAAAATATTTATTACCAGAACCCGGATTACTTACGGTGACTGTGTAAGTTCTAATAGCCATAAGGAAGGACTCCTTATGCTATTCGGATGATTGCTGTTGATGCCGCTGGTGCTGGAAACTCGACTGTAAAAGTTCCACTTGTAACAGTTTTATCTCCACCAAAATCTATTGCACAAACTGATGCGTCACTTGAATGCGAATCATTAAAAATTAAACAACCTCGTGCAGTGAATGAAGCTGAAGTCCATGAAATATTTGGACTGAAATCACAAACCGCTGTATCACTGTCCAACACAGGAGTTACACTTGTTAGTGCTTTTCCTTTTGCTGTATAACCACCAGTAGTCGCTAATTCTTCTGAAGTTGTGTAAGCAGTTGTTGATTTATTTAAAGTTGCATCACTATCATACAATGCTAAATTAAAAGTATTACCACTTGATGCAGTAAAATTATGTTCAGCTTCTAAAATTTCTTGTTTGAAACTATTACAAATTGCTGATGTTATTGCCATATTAATCTCCTATTATGGTGACGGTGATTTAACGGGTATACGAACTGTTCCGTCCGTATAATCATCTCGTCTTCGTCTACCAAGTTGCATTCCTGCAAACTTCTGTACCTCTTGTTTATACTTGTTTTCGTAAAGTGTCAACATATCCATAGGACCTTTTAAATATCCAAAAGCTTCTGCCAGACTAGCATATAAAAGACCATTGGCAAAATACTGGCTTAAATAAGTTCCACTGGTATCCGTTACTAAACTTGTAGGTTTAACGTTATAATACAGTCTAAAAGAGTAAGTCGCATCAGGTGTAGGGGCTAATAAAAGACCTCCAGATGTAGAAGAAGATAATCCTGTAGCTCCTCCAAACATCGCATAATATTTAGGTTGTCCTGTAACATCCTGGGCTGTTTGACCTCCAGAAGGACCTGTTAATTTAGAAACATATTCTCTTAAATATGTTACATCTTTTTTCTGTAAAAAAACTGAATTACCTGTTGTAGCAGAGGTAGAATCAAACACTTCAACACCTCTAACAAAAAGAGTTCCCGCTTGAACATTGATTGTATTATCATCTGTTACTAAACTTCCTGTTGCCATCTTACGATCAGAGTCCATAGGAAGATCATATAAAATTCTGTTTTCAGCATCTTGAATAAATCCGTTTGTAATAGTAGCTGTAAAAACATTGGTGTCTACTTCACAGTAGTTTCCAAGTGCTGTTGTTAATGTTGCGTATGTCCAAGTTGATGCCATAATTATAAACTCTCAATATTAAGAGGACTAATCACACAATTAAATCCTCCCCCTGTTTCTGTACCACTGGCTGCACTAGGTAATGTTGTCGTAAAACTATTATAGTCATATACCGTAGTACCAGCATCATTAACATAACTCGTCTGCACTAAAGAAGCAACTGTAAAAGCTCCATAGACCTTGGCTCCGGAATCATGGGCACCTGCTGTTGTGGCTTTAGGAGTATATCCACGATAAGGAGAAGAGGTTCCTCGAGTACATCCTGTTAAATCATGAGTAGACCTTCCTGTATATTGAATAACTTCATTTTGATATGTTCCAACTTTTAATGGATCACTAGTGTCACTTGAAGTCAAAACTTTTTCAATCATTATAAAACCACTTGTTGGAAAAATAGTTCCATCAGTTAACGTAATTGTTGTTGCACTATCAGTAATGTTTCCATTTAAAGTAGTTTGCATTTGTAATCTATCAACCGATACACCACCAACTGGTTTTTGAACAGTTGCAAATCTTACAACATCATTAACTTCTAACTGGCTTCTTAAAAAAGCTACAGTTAAAGTTGTATTTGATGCTGTTGTAAAAGGATCTAAAGCTAAAAAATCTTGAGTCGAAAATTCTGTTCTTGCAGGTCTTGCTCTTTGTAAAGCTTGAGGGTCTGCACTAGTAGGTTTAGGTTGTAATTGAGGTTGTTTAGGTTCGTATTCTGAAAAATGTACCCATGCTCCATTCCATTCTCTCACCATTTCAGTATAAGGAAATGCCATTCCAGAACGATCTGAAATTGAAAGAGCGTATTTACCTGAAGAAAAAACAGTCATAGTTAAGCGTTAGGATAGTAAACCTTAGGAGCAATATATGTGCTTGTAATATCAGCATCCTCTTTTACGGCTCTAGCCAATTCATCCTCATAAAATAATTTTAATTCCTGCGCTCTTTGAGGAGCATTTTTTTGTGCTAAATAAAAAGAAAGTCCAGCTGTCATACATGGAACAAATCTATAAGGTACATTTGTTGCATTACCATAAGCACCCGCATCTTGAATTCTTCTTGCATAATAGAAATTTAATTTATTTCCATCCTGAGCTGCCCCGGGAGTGAGATATATAGTTAAAGTTGTTCTATCAACAAATCTCTGAATAAAAAAAGTAGTTGGAGTTCCTGTTGCTGTTTTATTAGAATAACCTTGATACTGGGATCGACTCACTTCACTCATAGGAGAATCAATACTTGTAGAGGTAATTCTATAATTAACTTCTAATATGTTATCCATTCCTGTTGCATGTTGAGTAACTGCATCACCACTAGTATGGCCCGCAGCTGTAGTTCCATTGGATCCACGAATAGCTCCAGTAAGATTAGCTGCTCCTGTTGCTGCAGATTTTCCAGTGTAACGAATTGTTTCACTTCCAACTGTAATAGTTCCACCACCTTCACTTTCACCAGGCATATCAGTAACACTAGCTAAAGGAATATCAGTAACAGAAGAATTAATAGTAGAAGATAAAGTTGTAGTTAATCCGTTTGAAGCACCATCGCTCGGGGATCTATAAGTAGTATAAACATTTTGATTTTCAACTAATGTAAAACCTTGATTAGCTACTTCCCAATAATGAAGTCCTCTATTACTCCATTCAGAAAATAGAATATTTAAAGATCTTTTAGCGGTTTTTAATTGATAACCTGAAACGTTTTGTAAACCAATTCTTTCGTAAGCCTCTTCTACAATCTCATCAATTGGAAGAGTTTTGTCGAAAGTGTATGATCTAGAAGTAGTGTTAGCCACAATTCCTCCTAACCGTAGAAGACAGTAACTTTATCTACACCACCTGTTAACTGAGCATAAGCACCGTTTGGACAATAGAGTCCATTACCTGGAACTTCTATTTGATAAACCGCGGGTTCTCCGGCACTTGTGCCACCAATTGGTACATCGAATGTAGCAAGGACAGTTGCTGTTACACTACCATCTCTGATTACAATAGTTCCAAGAGCTGCTTCACTGCAATAATAAACTGCAAGAACTCTAGCTGGACCTGCGAAGACATCTCCTGACGCTGTTAAATGCGTTGATTTTACGTCTACTGAATATCCACTCATAATTTAATCTCCTGTTAAGTGAGCTCCCGAAGGAGCTCACATTATTTTATTAGCTTAGATTATTATTTTGTTGGTACAAAATAGTAGCTCTAATTTCACCTGCTGAAGTAGCACCAGTACTTGTCCACGTCAATTTTAGGTCTGCAGTTCCTGTGTCAGCCCAAGCCAATGCACCACCGGCTTCTGTTGTTGGATATGCTCGTCCAACTCCTGAAGCGATTGTAACTGAATATGAGTTGAGTAAAGAAGTGTTACCACCAACTGTATCTCCAATACTGAAAACGCACGTAGCACCAGCCATTACGGTTGGTTTATCAAGTACGATATCAATAACTTGTGAGTTAGCTGGAATAACGACAGTTGTAGCGTTTGCCGCAGAAGCTCCACTCGCAAGTGCAGTACCTGTTGAAAACGTTTGTGCCATTACCACTTGTCCTGTGTTTTTAACATCATATCCAAGTGTAGTACCAGTAGTATATTTAATCGTTCCCGCTTTTATCGGTCCCGAAAATGTAGTTGTTGCCATGATTATAATCCTCCTAGTTAGTGAACGTAATCTCTAGGCCGTCGAGTATACTCGTTTACGTTCTATAAATAATTGTATACTAAATAAGCTATACCCCAAATTTAAATTTGGCGCAAGTGATCCTGTAGGTTTTGTATGATTTTTGATAGCGTTTAAGTAGCTATCGAAACTTCAGCCCGAGAATCTTCGATCTTGTTTATTCGGTGAGCAACCTTTGCTTCTTCTAACTTGATTTCAGTGACG